TAAACGTTATAATAACGTTCCTTTTCAATAAAATTATGGTCATCTTTTAGGGTGGCCATTTTTGCATTAAAGCTGATTTTCCGAATTATTTTTAGTTAAAACTAAAAAATGTTCACTAATATGCCTATATTTATCGCTATCCATATTGGATAAAATGCCGAAGTGTGTTAAAATATTTTCATTAGAGCCTGTAAAGCTCATGGTTAAGCAATTCTTCAAATCATGGTCACTATTATGGTCACTATTGATTCAGAAGACACCTATTGATGTACTTATAGACACTATCCTCATCTATAAGCCACCTTTTGCCACATTTGAAACCCGACAAGCATTTAGACCTCACTAGCAGGTAAATCTTGTCGGGTTTATTTTGTCTTAGAATCTTAGCTGCTTCTTGGGCAGTTATAAGCTTTACTTTATCAGCCATTTGTGTTGTACCATAGCACCCTTAGCTTTACCATCTGTATCTACAAGTACAGTAAGCTCTAGTGCTTTATCAGCCTGATAGTTCCTTTGGATAGAGATAGGAACATATGCACGTTCATTTACATAAGACACACCAGCACCCAGCTCCCAAGAGGGGCGCAGTTTAGACAACACAGGAGTGAGGTCTACAGTCTGTTCTACAGTAGCCTTTACTCCCGGTGGTGCATCATTAGCAGAGCCACTAGTGCTATCAGGTTGATTAATAGTACCAGCAGTTCTTTTAACAATCGGCACACTCACTTTCTCGCCATTAATAACAGCGACGTATTTGTTAGACAACACCAAGTCCTCTTCTTTGGGGTTGTCTTTGGTCTCAGCATGGATTCCTGTGGTAGACAAAAGTCCACCCTTGGAATCTGAGCTGGGCATAGGGGGTTCTGAAGCTTTGTTGTCTCCTCTTAGATATAAGTAGCAGCAACCAGCTCCAATAGCAAAGCTCAGTAAAAGAGCGATTATATTCTTAGTTCTCGTGGTAAACATAGCGTTACATACCTATAATGGTTTGCAGCAGACTGTTTGCAATCTGCAAGAAGCCAAGGAGGGGTCTATATTCGGGATTGAACGATGAGGATAGCGTATCCACGAACCACAAGAAGACAAACAGGGGGATGGATATTAAAAGACCATAGAGGAAGAAGGTCTTTAGTTTCATTAAGGTTTCTTTCATGATATATAGTCTCCTTTAAGAAGGTTATTTAAGGTAATAATAAAAAATACCCTAAGGAATCCTTAGGAGGTATAGGAAACCTTAGGGTATCTATAAGTATCTATTAATTAGGTTTATTAGTAATAATAACAATTACCCTTAGGTATCTATAGTCTCTATAGTACCAAGGGTATCTAAGGGTTACATATGGAATCATATAAGGTCATATGGTATCTATAGTAACTATAAGGTATCTATAGTTATCTATAGGTATAATATAATGTCCCTTTCCTACTCTTATCGAGTATGTGACCCATTAGTTTCACAGGTTTATATGACCCATTAGCTATAAAAGTTATCAACCACAGTAGCTCCTCCAAATTGTGGTTGTCTTTTTCTATAGCGTTCCGGAACAAGCTCAGGATTATATTCTTTGTGTAGAATACCAAAGTCAGAATCCCACCATTTCATAAGCTGTTCTTCTTCAAGCTCATCAATACCCTGTTGAGCATCCCTGTCTAAGCTTTCCAACCAAAAGGCAACAGCCATGGTCACAGCATCAAGTCTATCATCGTGAGCAAGTGCACCCTTATCTCTAGTCAGCCTTGTGAGCTGATAGATTAAAGAATACTTTTGGTCATTTTCATACACCTTATAATCATCATAGATAACAGAGGTGTTAACAATGAGTTTGTGACGCATCATAACAGGTTCAAGCGTATCAATGATACGAGCTTCTTTCTGCTTGTTGTTCTTGACTTCTGTGTAGGTGCAAGGGTGAACTTTATTCAGCACAGGTTTAAAGAGCTGCCCCCACATACCATCACCGAAGTTAGCTTCAGAGACAACATCATTCACACCCCAAAACTTACACTTATTAGCTAGGATGTTGAGGGTATCATCACCATAGCCATCACGATAGCCACCAACTTCCATGAGGAAAAGGTAGCCATTGAGAATCTTGATAACAGCATAGGCAAGTTCATCCGCACCACGTCCGGAGGGGTCAATAGCCATTACAGTGCCTGTATATTTAGCAGTCTCTTTAGACCTGTCAAATGGGGCATAGAAGAAGTCACCTTTAAGGGCAGTACAAGGTACATCCTTTAGGCGTTGTTCATACCCACTTGCCCATGCCCACTTCATAGATGCTTCATCCATATCAAGGTCAGCCACAATAAAGTCAGCCACTTTGAGCGGATACTTTTCAGCATCAGAGAGGTTTGTGTCAAGCAGGAACTGCAAGGCAAAGCCAGCTTTACCATAGGACAGCCTACGTTTGAAAATCTCTTCATCATTGAAGCGTAAAGGGTCAGTAGGTTTACCTGCTAATGTGGGGTCTTTATCAAGTGCATCAGCAATGAAGGTATGCAACCTGCTGCCATAATTATCACGAGCCTTTTTATCCTCAGGGTAAATAACAGGGATAATGGTGCAGGAGTAGCCACGATTTTGCAATTCATTATAAAGAGACATCTCGCATTGTGGTGTACCTAAGTAGACTATCTGACCATTAGGCTTAAGGATGGAATCAAATTCCTTAACTGCTTCACTCAACTTATCTCTCTGTACCTGCGTTGCAGAGTTTGAGGGAATCTCAATATCATCAGCAATTAGCAGGTCAGCACGAGAGCCTGTAATCTGACCATAGATACCTACAGACTTTACAGATGGGGAGATGTCAGGAACAGCAGGGGCGACATCAAACAGGTTCATGGTGTCTCTGTTACCTTTGGTTGTATCAGGTCTTAAATGCTCTAAAAAGGGCAAGACATTAAGGATACGCTTAATGAAGACAGCGTTGGCATCAGCACGTTCCTTTGAAGCAGACACAATCTCTACTTTAATCTGAGGGTTATTCCATAAGCTCCAGCCAGCAAAGGCACAGGTAATAAAGCTCTTTGCAGCACCACGGAACGCTTCAAGAATAATGCGGTCACTAGGGGGATACTGCAAGTAATGTGCCATTGCATATTGAATAGGGGTGGGTGGAGGAAGACCAATCATTTTCCACAAAATAAAAAGGAAGACCCTGAAGTCCTCCTTAGCTTTGGCAACCTGTTCATCTGTCCATTCAGACATTAGCTCACCTGCCCATCCAAATCAAAGGTAGGAATCTCTTCCACTACCTTCTGAATCTTTTGTACCCCTTGGGTTTCGGGGGTAGTCTGTAATTTGTTCTGCTTCAAGAACTCACGCACCTTCGCAAGAAAAGCAGGGTTACGGCGCAGTTCAGGGTCATCAAGTCCTTCTAAAAGGGCATTGACTTCACCTATAGCAAGCTTATCAAGTAGTTTCTCATCTATCTGCATAGTTTATCACTCCTTTGTATTCATAAATCAATTCTCACACGATTGAGAGGGGTTGGGAGTGCTATTTGAGCATTGAAACACTCCCATAGGTATAATCACATAGGCAAGAAAATTAAAATGTTCAGATAGGCTCTCAGGCGTTACTGAGGGCGTTTTAACTTCTTACCTTTTAATTCTTCAATGTAATCTGTTTTATTGGTATCCACAAGATATACATCATATGTCTTAGATAAGGTACGGATAGCAGCAGCAGTTCCTTTACCAAAACGGAAAGACCACAGAGGACACTTGCAGATATGACAATCACGGATGTTATCAGAAGTACCTACACAGTCCATGCATTTTAAACGGATAGCACGAGTGAGTGAGGGGTTCTTAATATCAGCGATATACACCTTTTTAGCCATGGAAGTCACCTCCTAAATGGATAAAGCGGTCTCTAATTTCTTCAGTGCGCCCCTGATTCCAAAATTGACTGCCCAAATATCCACAGGTTCTACGTGTCACGTTCATCTTGGTTTTGTCTCTATTGCCACAATTCGGACATTGCCACTCCAATCTACCATTATCTGTGACAATCTTAATTTCACCATCATACCCACAGACCTGACAATAGTCACTCTTGGTATTCAGCTCTGCATACATAATGTTGTCATAGATAAATTGAATAACAGCCATAACCGCATCAATGTTTTTGGTCATATCAGCGCACTCAATGTAACTGATAGCACCACCCGGACTAAGCAGTTGAAACTCAGATTCAAATTGCAGTTTGGTGAAGGGGTCAATAGGCTCACGTACATTCACATGATAGCTATTAGTGATATAGTCATGGTCAGTGACTTCTTTAATCACCCCAAAGCGTTCACGGAGACATTTAGCAAATTTATATGTAGTGGTCTCCATAGGAGTACCATATACACTATAGCCTAAATGCTCCTTAGCTTTCCATTCAGCACACTTATCATTAAGGTGTTGCATGACAGAGAGTGCAAAGGGTTTCACAGCAGGGTCAGTATGGGATTTACCAAACATTGCCATACAACACTCATAGAGACCTGCATAACCAAGGGAGATAGTGGAGTAGCCATTCTCCAAAAGTTTGTCAATCTTCTCACCCTTCTGCAGGCGAGCAATAGCTCCATACTGCCAATGGATAGGGGAGACATTGGAGATTGTACCTTTAAGATTTTGATGTCTTACACGCAAGGCTTTGTGGCACAGCTCTAAACGCTCATCAAGGATAGACCAAAATTTATTTTTGTCTTTGCCAGCAGATAGCGCAACATCCACAAGGTTGATGGTGACAACACCTTGGTTGAAGCGACCATAGAATTTAGCTTTGCCATTCTCATCAAGATAGGGGGTTAAGAAGCTTCTGCACCCCATAGGAGGGTAGCAATGCCCCACACCATCTTCGGTCTTCTTACTCTTCAGCATAATCTTCTCAGACAAATAGTCAGGTTGCATACGCTTAGCAGTACATTTAGCACACATCTCTGTAAGGTAATAATAGGGAGTACCCTTACGGATGTTGTCTTCCTCTAAGACATAAATCAGCTTAGGAAAGGCAGCAGCAATCCATGCACCCTTTTCATTCTTGACACCTTGATAGCGTTGGTGAATGATTTCCTCAATAACCATAGCAAGGTCTTTCTTTTCCTGCTCATTCTTAGCTTCATTGAGATATAGGAATAAGGTAACAAAAGGTGTCTGACCATTGGATGTCATAAGGGTATTAATCTGATACTGCATGGTCTGTACACCCTTAGTGATTTCAGCTTTCAGTCGCTTTTCTGTGATACGCTTAATATCATCATAAGAATAGTCTCCTGCTCCAATAGCTTCTAGTTCTTGTGCAAATTCTTCTCTAATTTTTTGTCTAGAGATATTGACAAATGGAGCTAAATGTGCTACCGACACACTTTGACCACCATATTGATTAGAAGCAACCTGTGCCATAATCTGAGTAGCAATATTACAAGCAGTAGCAAAGCTGTGTGGCTTTTCAATCATAGTACCATTGATTACAGTGCCATTTTGAAGCATATCTTCCATGTCTAACAGAGCGCAGTTGTACATCTTTTGGATAGCATAGTCCATATCATGTACATGGATGATACCTTCTTTATGTGCCTTCATTACATCCGGAGGGAACAACAGCTTTTCAGAGAGTTCCTTAGAGACCATACCTGCCATATAGTCACGTTGGGTAGACAAAATAACAGGGTTCTTATTAGAGTTCTCCTCATTCACATCTTGGTTGCTGAGGTTGACAATATCAAGCACTTCACTCAAAGCACCTTTGGTATTACGGATAAGCTCACGTTTATAGCGATAGCGGATATATTCACGAGCAACATCAGCATAATGGCGCAACATTAAATCATGCTCAACATAATCTTGAATATCTTCTACACCCATAGCACACTCATAGCTATCCCCATAGAGATAGTGACATAATCCTTCAATATCCTGTGCAATCTGCTTTTTTGTGTCTTCATCAACATAGCCAGCCTTAGAGATGGCATTAATAATTTTGTCTTTATTAAAGTCTACGAGAGACCCATCACGTTTTTTAATTTTCAAATTGATACAGACCTCCTTTAAAAATAAAAAGAGGGAGACTAAGCTCCCTCGTAAATCTTACCAGCGTGCAGGATAGCCACGGACATCCACATGGACACCCCAGCTATAAATACCAATACCATCAGCACCAGCAGTTACCGCAGCATCATACAAAGACTGCAACATAACACCATCAGGGCACTGCACATCCGCAGCAGTTCCGTAGATATGCTGGCTATTAGACACACCGCCTACCTCAGCATTGTGGGCAGGGCAGCGATAACCACAGGACAGCACTAAAGGCTTACCGATGATAGCACGCATACGCTCTAATACCTGTACAAGCCGTGGGTTGATGTCAGCACCATTGTGGAGACCACCACAGCCACACTTACAGGCAAATTCACTAGAATCAAAATGAGCTGATAATTTCACTTATTACACTCCTCCTTTTTAAAAAAGGTCTTATACAGCAAGACCCAAATTTGAATCAAGACATACATAATGGTGACGATATACACCCAATCAGATAAGGGGATACCCATGAGGGATAGGGTGGAGACACCAATAGGAGGGGTTGTCTTTACAATTTCATTGTTCATAATATCCTCCATAATAAAATAAAAGAGGGTCAGCTTCTCAGCCAACCCTCGGTAACATTATGCAGCAGCAGTAGTGGTAGTAGCAGGTAACTTAAGTTTCAGATAGAGCAGTTCTCTATCCTTATCTGCCAACTTATCACGCAGAGCTTGCATAGTGTTGCAGGTAATCAGAGCACGAGTTTTCTCGCCTTCCTCATGGATAGCGGTGGTAACCTTACAGGTGTTTGCAGCACCCTCAAAGCGCAGGGCATCAATGTTACGATTGATACTCTCACCGACACTAGCTACTTTGTATCCGGTTTCTTTTTCGTTCATGCCCACAGTATAGAAGCCGTCGCACATACCACTTTGGATACCACGCAGACTAGCTTTGATGTCTTGGTTGTCTAAGCCTTCAGACAACTCTGCACGAGTTACAGTACCTTGGAAAGCAGAACCATTACCACCCCAACCACCGAAACCACCAAAGCCACCACCAAAGGCAGCTAAGAGGATAAGGTATACAAAGGGGTTATTCCACATCTCATTACCATTAGAACCTTGTTTGGCGAGCATCAGGGCATCACCGAGACCTACGCCAGCATTAGCCATTTCCATTACTTTTCAACTCCTTTTTGAACTTGGTTGATGTATGCTTTACCTGCATTGATGTCTTCGTCAGACATGCCACGCTTACGAGCTTCTTCCTCAACCATTGCTAACAGTTCAGGGGAAACCTGTTTTAAGGCTTGCATCATCATCATTTGCATAAGTTTGTTTTGGTTCATGTTATATTGCATAGTGACTAGTCACCTCCTGCTATTATGATAACATGAATTTAGGAATTGAAAGTTGTAACTAAATGACTATAAAGTTACTTGAAAAGGACAAGATATACTTTGTCATATATTTGTCTTAAGGCACGTTTGATACAAGACACATCTTCGTGGTACTCCATAGCAAGCTTTTGTTGAGAGTAGTCACTAATGATGATTTTGTCAAGTATGTCTTGTTGTCTTGGTGTGAGCTTGGCTTCGGTAGTGATAGCCTTGTACTCAGTGAGAGTAGAGGACTTAAGCCAAGCACGAGCCTTTTTACGATTCTTTTCCATAATAACTCCTTTCTGCCCACCCAAACCCCTAAAGGGGAGACAACAACCCTGTCTTTTATTCAGCTAAAATAAGTTAACAGCTTCAACTTCCTCTTTAGTTGATGCAACTTCCACTTTTTCTTTAGCTTTTCTATAAGCAGTGTGGAGCGTATCACTTCTCAGTGCTACCTGAGCAATGACACCACGCAGGTCAGATGCAGTCACCTTTACATCTCGATTGTCAGCGGTTGTCCATGTGAGTGTAGCGGAAGCACCTGCAACTTCAAGAGCAATGATAGCTGCATTGATACGCTCACGAGCCTTGCTATCGTAGTCAAAAGAGTAACCTTGGTAGATAATAGGCTCTACCTCTGCTTTATCACGCTGATATTTAAGCTCCGCAATCTTACGTTGCTTAATCACTTCTAAGGGTTCTTCCTCATGCGTGATGATTACGCCTAATTCTGCTAAGGATTCATCAGAAATTGATAGTGGGATGAAGATGCCTTCTTTGCCTAAAGCTTCTGACAAAGGGTAGATGTGAGTATATGTTTTGTCTTTGTATTTATATTTTGTTTGCATTTTGTTCCTCCTTTGCTTAATAATCTTCAACTGTGGGTGCCATGTCATTTATTGCTTGTCCCCACGAAAAAGTTACACCACTTGTATAATAGCAATTAAACAGCAATCTATAAGTTTTATTGGGTGTTACACCTACAATGGAATCAATATCTGCGGCATCGTCGACTTCACCATCAGGGGTAGTATAAAACCAACCCTCACCCCAAACTTTATTGGTTGATGTATTCTTTATGTTAGCATAGTTGGATAAATCGGGGTCACCATCACCCCCATCAATAAACGATGTTACTTTGATTCTCTTAATCCCCGGTGGAACAGTAAAAGAAATTGTTTTGTTATTTGCATCATTCCACGTCCAATACTTGCTACCATCTTCAACCTTTACACCATTTTTCATCATCATGCGATTAAGTCCCATTATGCACCACCTTCTAACTTACTAGCCTGTACAATGCTCGTCAACGTACCTCCACCATCTTTACTCATCCAAATGTTAAGGAGCAATCCTGCACTTGTAATAGCTACGTCACTTGCGCTACCAACATATTTTAATTTTCCTGCATTGCTTATAGTCAAACTGTAATCTGCATTTGCAGCAAAATATGCAGTAAATACGGATGATTGACTAGCACTTAATGCCCCAGCCAAAGTAGCAAGGTTAAGTGTAAATGCACCTGTTACAGCATAAACCATTGTAGAGGTTACAGGTGTATCGGATGTGCTATTGACAACATAAGTAGTGTACTTCTCTCGATTGAGCATAAGGTCATGGAAATTCTGCTGTGCAGTCCATGTATTAGCCACAGACGTTTTGGCATACCCGGCAAGAGATTGATGTTGCGTCAAATAGCCAGCATCATTTTCTAAAGTAGATACTTTAGTAGGAATACTAGCAGTAACAGTTTGAAACCCTTGTGTCATGTTGTTTTTTACAGTGTTGATGGCAGTATTAACAGCCTTGTTCTGAATAGGGTTCGTAGATGTATCAGACAGTTCAGCATCAACAGTAATGCCACCATCTTTGCCATCTTTACCTCTAGGCAGCGTAAAGTTCAACACCACATTACTAGCAGTACCACTATTGGTAACACTTGCATTGCTTCCTGCTGCCCCTGTAGTCACGCTACCAATCTTGATAGACGCCGCAGTACCTGTATCACCTTTTGCGCCTTTAATATTCACGCTTGCAGGATTCGCCAGACCTGCTTTATTTGTCCAGCTTAATATACCATCAGAAGATACACTAGGGACAAACACATTGACATTCTCACTATAATTCTTAGCATTGTCCATGTAGGTTTTTGCATTGTTCCTGTAAGTTTGTGCTTCATTCGCACTGTTTCTTGCATCAGACGCAAAGTTACTAGCAGTAGTAGCAGCAGATTGAGCTGCTTCTTTACTAGCACCTGCATTATCAGCAGAGGTCTTAGCGTTGGCAGCATAAAGGGACGCATCACTCTTAGCAGTTTCAGCTATGTTCTTGTAGCCTTCGGCTAACTTTGCGCTTTCAGCAGCACTTGCAGCAGATACACTAGCGGACTGTGCACTCTTATAGGCACTATCTTTGCTGTTACCTGCTGTGTTAGCAAATTGTTCAGTCTGTGTCTTGATAGCGTTCATGCGCTGAACAAAGGAATCCTCGGTGTTCTCTAAGTAATTCTTGGTTACAACATCCTGTGCTTCTGTAGGGTCAGCAACATTTGACACACGGCATTTACGTCCTTGCCATACACCACTTTCCTCATCAAGTACAATAGAATTAGTCTTAGACCAATCACTCGCTTCCTCTAAAATATGCAACTGCTGCACTTCTGCAATAGTCATATCTATAGCCTTCAGGATACTTGCATCTGCCCAAGACACCAATCGAGTGGTAGGGGTGTTACGATAGATACGCACCACAGCATCTTTAGCTGGTGCAGAATCAAACATAACCATACGATTACTTATAGTGAATCCCTCGGAAACCTCTGCATCATTAACAAACACATGGACAAAGGATGGACGCAAATAATCAAAGGGAACAGAGAAGTTTGTTTGAGAACCATCGGCTGTGTAAGTAATAGATGTAGCCAATTTAATAGCTATATTAATCATCTCCTTTACAAAAAATAAAAAGACCATCAGCTCTAAAAGAGCCAGCGGTCACCAATTCAATTTATTATCTCCTCATCTGAGGAAAATTATCATAAAATTTTTGTTTGTCTGCATACATTGCTTTTTCGGCATATGCTGTGATTTCTGCAATATCTGAGAAGACACCAGCAGAGTAGCCTAAAGCAGCTAGGGGAGGGTTGTCTTTATCCCATAGGGATTTATGGAAAGACAATACATTTCCAAGGAACTCATGGATTTTAATATCAAACCCAGCTACTATAAACTCATCACCTGATATATGATAACAGTTATAAACAGGGGAGATAAAGGTTTCCTTAAGCTTAGCTGCAAAGTCCTTTATCAGCTTATCCCCTGCACTGTGTCCAAAGTGGTCATTGGTATATTTCAGACCATTGATGTCTGCGAAAAGGATACCAACGAAACCAAAGTGATTAGTGGTACTGTCACGCTCAAAGGCTTGCTTATTGTACAGTCCGGTGAGAGCATCACGCATAGCACCTTGCTCATAAATGCGAGTTATGTCCGCTAAAAGTTGGGCATAGCTATTTTTAAACTGTTGCTGTATTTCACGTTGAATATCAGCACTTAATTCCATGGGACAGAACTCCTTTCATTGTCCATGTAAAGCAACAATGGATAGGTATGGAGTTAGTAACTGTACATTGGAATCACCTCGGGGAAAATGTTATCTAGCATAGAAGCGAGCATAGGGAATATCTATGCCACTATCAAAAATAAATGTAATAGCAAAGAATATAAGAAAAAGGATAAGAGATATAGTAGCAATAAGTTTATTGTCTTTCTTTTTACGTATCTCACAAATAGCATTAAAAAGAAAAGAGACTATCATAACTACTATGCAAAATGCAAAACTACCAAAGAAAAGATAGACAAAACCTCCTGTCACAATATCTACAAAAGCTTTTGAACCCTCTATGTCAAATATTATGCAAAATACAGCTGAGATTAGCATCGTCCAAACAATGATAGTTAAATACTTCTCCACATTTTTCATCTTAAGTCTTTGCATAAGCATCACTCCCAATAAGTATTATACCACATTATTTTAGGACTTGTATATATTTGTAATTTAAGTATTTCTTATTGGCAGTTCTGAAAATACTATTTTGTTTCTTATTCAGCTCATCAAGTTTAGCACGCTTAGTGTCTGCATCCATAGTTTTGTCTGCATACAGCTCCCTGATAGCCTTAGAAACTTTCATAGCATCTGCCCTAGCTTTACGCATACCTTTAAGTTCTTTGTCCACCTTAGGCTTCCTACCCTCAAAAGAGGCATCTGCATATTGTGTCTCCAACTTATCAAGACCACCAAAGAATACATCCTTGCTACGAGAAGTACCCGTACCCTCAGTATAAGTAAAGCGAGTATACTCAGTCCATTTCTTACTGGGGGTAATATTATCCCTAGCCACCATATCCACGGCATTCATAAAAGTATAACCCATAGAGCCTGTGAGACCATAGATTGTATTGTCTATCTTAATAGGTGACAGATTAGTTGCCTGTCCAATACCACGTGCTACCATAGAGGTGTACTGATTATATTGATTCTTAGGACTGAGCTTTTCAAGACGCTGGTCAACAAGAGGACGATTACGATACATAGAGTGGTTTGTCTGCCATTCATAGAATTTCTCTATGATAGGAGGAGCACCGGAAGGAGCAAGGTCTTTGATAAGCTTATAGACAGCATCAGCAATGACCTGCTTATCTTCACCCTCAGACATAACATCTAATAATCGCTCAGGTATAGAACCGGATAATTGTCCGATAAAGGGGGGTTTAGGATAATCATAGATAGTATCTCCTATCTTGATGTACCACGCTTTATTCTTCATCTCCATTGGCATGTCCTTATACCAATCTTCATCTTTGTTCCAATACCACAGTAACAGGGTAGGGAATAGTACATGCTCTGCCATAGCAAGACCAACACTGAGAGGGTTTTTAGAAAGCTCTCTAGCTGTCTTTAAAGTACCTTGAAAAGCAGCATTTAAAAAAGGCGTATGCCTGTTAAGAGTTTTAACAGTAGTACCACTCTTCGCAAAATTAAGGGTACTGTCAGAAGCAACCATAGCAGCTTCAATCATAGAAGCACCACGTCCTTTAGCACGTCGATAAAGAGCCATACGTGGTAACTGTTCCATAGCTTCACCATATGCTATATTCCAATTCCATAATACTTTGATAGGATATAAGATTTTATCAAAGACAGAATCACTAATGTTAGGGTCTACAATTTTCCTAAAGTCTTTATTGATTTCAGCAATAGAGCCTAAGCGTGTGGACATAGTGACACCATTAGACCTAAATTCTCTTTTGTATTGCCTAAGCAGAGCACGTTCTCTGTTGTTGCGGATGATAAGTTTACCAAAAGCATTGTCACTATTGAGCATCTGCAATCCCTGCCAAAAGATTTTCATAGGAGCAACAAGGGGAATGTGAGAAGCACTACGCCCATCAGCGTTCATAATAGTTGCTTCAAGAATATCTTTGCAGAGGTTAGCAGTAGCAAACATAGGTGTGCTAGTAGAACCAATACGTAAAGCTGTTGCTGCGCCATGAGAGATTTTCTCAATAATGTCAAGTTTAGAAGCACTCATATTGCCATCTTCGGAAGTCATAGCTTCATAGAGACCTTTCATCATACATTGGTAGTATTTAGGATGCCCATCTTCATAGACAGTAATAATTTGTGAAGCGTGCTTGTATTTACCATCTTTTACAGGCATCATAAGAAAATGCCCATTTTCACCCTTAGCTAAATCAGCAAGAGCAAGACCAACACGGTTGCGCTCTACCTTAGGGACAATACTCTGCATATTCTTAACAGCTTGGACAAGAGGGTCTTTAATAATACGTTCAGACCCCTCAACAGTCATAGCTTTGTGGGATGCAAAGAAGTCACTTGTACCCTCAATCTCAAATGAACGAGACATAGGGATATATTCAGGATACTTTTTCAAAAAGGTATTAGCAACCTTTGCAGGGATAATCTGACCAGCAACAGCAATACGCAACACATTCTCGTTCCATTGTTTCCAAAGGTTAGAAGCAACTTTCATTTCAGGCAGTTCTTCTGCTTTAGCAATGATTTTATTACATTCTTCAAGAGTATGTGTTGTCTTACGTCCTGTTGACATAACTTCTAATTCATGCTTAGCTGTTTGGTAAGTATTAAAGGCTTCATACATATCCTTATATTCTGTCTCTGCAAGCCACTTTTGAAGCTCAGCACCACGCTTACCTTGTGCATCCAAGGGTTTCAAGATGTCAGTAGCTACAACATTATTAAGTGCAATATTGAATTTTGTCTGCATCATTTTAACAGCAGCTCTAGTGCCTAGATTATTACCATTCAGAAGACAACCAACAGTATCATTACCTGCTTGCTTTGCATACTGTGCTAAGACAGCAGGGTCATTCTCCATAGCTATCTTTACACCTTGGTTATCCTCATAAGCTCTTATGCTTTCGTCAAGGTCAGCATACTCCCAAGCAAAATGCTTTTTAGTAGCAGTCCAAGTGCCAATGAGTTTATCAATTCTTTTGCCAAGCTCTTTGTCTGCCCAATGGAACATGCCAGCAGCTTTACTGAAGTCAGATTGCGAACCCCATCGGCGCACCTGTTGACCTAAAAGGTTCATCTGTGCCTGATAGAATCTATCACTTGCAATAGCCTTTTCAAACTCAGCATAGGCAAGGGGGAAGTGCTTCTTAGCCATCTCGGGGTTGACACAATACTCATTCATAAAGGCAGCACGTCCTTCTTCTACATAAGTAGCATAGTTTTCCGGGGCGTATTTATTACCATACTCTCCTCTCTGCCATATAGAAGTAGCACCATCATAAAGTTCTTTTTGAACTGCTGTATCTTTACCCCAACCAAATTTATCAGACAAACCATGACCGATTTCATGGCAGATTACAGACCATGCACGGAAGCCACGGATACGAATACCTTTACCTTGGGGCATAAAGTAGCCTAAGGTTCTATCACTATCAGCTAAATCCAACCTACCGGGGCGAATAGGGAACATAGCTTTGGCTGTTTCCCATATATCCTCTGCACTCACAGGATGCGGGTAAAGGTTATCTTTACTATATTCAAGCTTATCACCATGAGCACCCTGCATAATTTCAGGTGTCTGCTTAGCTTCAAGATGCTCTTTAGCTAACTGATTAGCAATAGCATCCTGTTGCATTTGCTGTTCAGGCATCTGTTCAGGATATGCTTTTTCAGCGGTTGTCTTAGGTTCACGCTTTGTAACCTGAGCAGGTGTAACCATCTCCTCATAGTCATTATCAACATCCCATACATTCTCACGATGCTGTTTACGATGCTTACGTTTCCTTTTATTCTTCTCTTTAGTAGGAGACCCTAACTTTTTGTTTGTCTCATCAACCTTAGTCTTATCAGCCATAACCTCAGTAGCAGGGTTTGTCTTTTCAGACACAATCTCTGCATCTGTGACAGGGTTTGTCTTGGCAGACCAATCAACTTTGGCAAGCTTTTTAGCACCAATAGCAGTATCGGTCAAAAATTGGCTAACAGCAAAACGAGCAGGATGTTCTGCTGCGTAATTACGTACATTCTCATCCATAGCAAGAACTGTACCTGCTGCAATACCGCTACCCACAAAAGGGGTAGTCATAACCTTAGAGACTTTAGGGGCAGCCTTAGATAAAAGACCACCCACGCCATGTGTCACAGAAGCTGCCACAGTACCTGCCAACATAGGGAGTAGGGATGCTTTGGCTTGGTCAGACATCTCAGGGGCGTTTTCAATCTCCTGTGCTTTCTGCATCTCATGCATCATGATAGGTACTTGAACAGCCAAAGGAATCCAAGGGTTAGCAGCACCTGCCACATCACCTATGAGAGTAAGGGGGTCTTTGGTAGCTACATAGCGAGCATCATCCACAGCATCCTGCAAAGCTTGTGCAACCTTTTCTTGGGCAGGAGAGGAGGAAGATGAATCAATGTCAGGTAAAGACATATCATCAATAGCATCAAAATTACCTGTTTTATAGGCTTCACCAGCAGCCATAGCGAGCTTCTGACCTGCTTTGTCCATGTCTCCAATCCATTCAGTAACACTCTCTGCTAAATCATGCAAGGGGTTAACTTTGGTATTAGAAAGCTGTTCTTGTCCTTTGGCTTGTAAATCAACACCACTGACATAATCATCATCCATCTTATGCCATGCATCATACATATCAAATTTAGCCATAATTCCTCCTATTCCCCTCTAGCATCTGCCAGCATATCATTTATATTACCTTCAGCACCAAAGACATCACGTAAAACTTTGTTTACATCAAGACCTGCTTGCTGTGCAAGAACCTCAACTCTGCGGTGAATTTGGTCTTCATCTAAAGGAACACCTCTATCATCAGTAGGGTTACTATTGACTAAGATTTTTAATTGAGCTATCTGTTGGTCATAATCTGAAAGAGTAGGGGTATCATTTGATGGGTCATAGTTTGATGTAGAGGTAGACTGTGTTGTCTCCTGCTCACTAGGGATATACCCACGTTTCTTTTTAAACTCTAGCAAGGCATTAAGTCTTGCTGTAGCTCTATTGGCTCTCTTTTGCAAAGCCTTGTATTCATCAGAATCACCATCAACATCAGGGTCTTGATAAGCTTTATACCACTCAGCATATGTCTGAGTATCTTTAATATATTGATAGCCATTTTCATATGACCAAAAATGTTTAGCTTCTGCATCATTACCATAGCCTTTAGCTGACTGCCGTGCTTGACGTGTGATGGTACGAATCATAGTAGCCTTAGTTGTCTCCGGTAAATTAGAGCTATTGATAATTTGCATCTGCTCACTTGGGTCATTGGTTTGTAAAAGAGCCATATTGACTCTGTCTCTTTCATCTGCATCTCGTTGTGCCTTTACACGTTGAGCCTGTGCCTGTTTAGCATAGATAGCCTGACGTATCTTATTGACACGCTGAGGATTGTAGGCAGCAGCAGATTGCTCTTTAGGATTAGCAGCTTTCATGCCACCATGGTAATCAGCAAGGTGCAGATGTCTGCCTGTGCCAGCATCATGGAATAAGACCTCACCAAAGTATTGCTTAAAATAAGACAATGCTTTATTTGCCTGTGCTTCATCAACATTGTCACCTAAGTAAATATCCACAGCATTGCCTTTAGTATGCTCTGAGTTTGGCACACCACCCACAGATGCATTATGCTCTGCTGTGCGATAACCACTAGTAATCTGTGCATCCTTAAAACCTAACTGATAGATAGCACCCCCAACCATAGGTAATACACTTTTCATAGTGGGGGACAGGTCTGTTAAGTCGGGGTTGTCTCCCTGCGAGATAGGCAGGTTAGCTTCAGGAATACCATCAGCATTTGTAGTTTCCGCAGGTAACTTAGACAACAATGCTTCAGCTTTTGAGAGGTCAATAGTCCCATCAGGACGTGTGCACTTAGACACAATATCATCGGTAACTCTCAGATTGAAGTTATCTGCAATCTTTGTATAGGAAGGATAGAGGTTTACCATTTGCTTTAAAGACAAACCATCTTCGTACTGATAGTCACCTAAGGCATCCAATCTTGCAGTATCAAAATCTTGGTCAGCAATCATCTGAGCAAGAGGGGCAACAGTTTTAATGAACCCATCTCTATCCCTAGTACCCAACTGCACTTTGCGCAATGCTTCACTGCCACGAGTGAGAAAGTCTTCACCTTTAGCTCCGCTATACACAAGGTCTTGAAACTCACTAGAACCTAACATGACCATCTTCTGACGCTTATCATCATTGATTCTCTTATCAGCTTCATTTGCTATTTTTATTGTGTCTTGAACAGCACCCTCATAATAGCCTTGGTCAAATGCTACTTTATTAGAGATACCATCATCACTAAAGTTAGCTCTGTTCTCCTGCAGATATTTATTGAAAAGACTAACAGCTTCAGAGACACTTTTAGGCTTTTCAGATGCAGGGTCATTCATCCATTGCTCTTTGGCATATTGGCTTGCCATTTTACCAATGCCTTTTTCAAGAACAGCCATAGCATAGCGGTTATCTGTCAAGTCAAATTCATCACTAGAGTTCTGCAAAGCTGCCATGCGGTCAAACTTCTTCAGGTCTTCTTGTGTCTTACCTGCAAGGAGCTTGTCTGCATTGACCAATACCGCTTGGTCTTGGGTACGCTTTTCATCTGCAATACGCTCCTCCATGATATTCTTACCAAGGAGACCTAAAGATGATGCTAAGCGTTGTGCATCTAAATCTGTACGCTGGGAGATGCCAGCAGATGCATTGAATTTATTTAAGGACAGCGCATAGGGAGTCTCCGGTTGTTTTGCAAATTGCCGTTGAGTACCTACCGCTGCCTGTACTTCTTTACTCAATCTTCTTACCTCCTATAAATACCATTGCCAATACCTAGCTTCTCATGGACGCTACGTGGAGCGTTGCCTACACATGTCTTAGTAGCAGTCTTGGCTGTCTTTCCAATGCCACCTGTAATCTTCTGCTGATTAAGAATATTCTGTGCTTGTGTATAATTATTCAAGCCTGTGGCAGCAGAAGACAACAAGTTAGTGAATCTGCTGGGCATCTTAGGTGCAGAAGCATTAAGGTTCTCTAAAAATTCGTGAGTAGATTTTACCTGTCGCTCACGATTCCGGTCAACCTCATTAGATTTACGTTTATAGTTGTCTTGGATAGAGGATACTGCACGAGCGGTATCACCTTCGGCAGCACGTACAATGAGGTTAGCTGTACGTCCGCTCATGGTCTCATTCACAGCAGCCTTTACGCCACTATTGAGCTGCATAGAGTTCAACCTAGTGTTACTAATCTCTACTACAGCCTGGTCAAAGGCATCTGTACGTTGCTGTTCTAAGTCCATGATATTCCAATTCATCTCAGTAATAGCTGCCTTAGCCTGTGCGTTCATGGTAGCCTGTGCTGCCTTAGCTTGCGCACGTTGTCCCATGTAGTCACCTGCTACTTGCAAGCCTGTACTGATACCAGCAGCCACCATAGGACTGCACATAAGACATCACTCCTTTACCTTGTATAATGTAAACTTCTGAAAAGGTTCACCATTGATATATTTATAATCACTAAACTCAGCTCCCAACCATTTAAGCCATTGTACATGTCGCTCATTTTTGAGCCATACATAATTATAAACAGCATAATGCATTGTCATCCATTGCTTCAAGAAAGGTTTGCAGAAGCGAAGGAACTTAATAGGGTGCATATCTACCTCTTTAGTGCAGACAACCCATATCAAAGAAGAATCTTCTAGACCACCAATGGCATATACCCGGTGTGTCTCATCATCATAAAGACACAAAGCATTGAATAGCTCCTGCACTTCAGTGAGACCAAAGGATGTACCTGAAGCATAATACCATTCCAACCTGTCTTCCTCACGCATGTTTTCTCTAAAGTCACAAAGCTGAACAATGTTTAAGTTAGATACTTTTAAAATAGTCTTGTCCTCCTTTGGTAATTACCAATCCAACCTGCACCTACAAGAGACACAGGAAGTGGGGTGTCTGTTTCCAAACAAATGTTTACATTCTCATTTTTGGCTTGGATAGGGAACTTAAAAGAGCCTGTGGTAAAAGGCATTGCACCTAAGATATTAAAACGAGTACCTAAGAGCCTAGAGGTATATTCATAGACATAGGGTTGTTTGTCTTTAATATCCACAGTTACTTTGAAGTATCCGCTGTCAGCATAGTTAAACCACATCTGACGCAGTTGCAATCTGCCCTCAATAAGAGCCTGAGTGCTTCCGTTGTCAGACTGCTTAACCATAATAGTTGACATAACAATCTTAAAATTATAATTGATACCTACAGTCAATACTTGGTTAGAATAGTCACCAATAAAGACCAGCTTACCTTCTTTAGCCTTAGTATATGTACCATCAGGAGCAACAGCACTGTATTGTCTATCCTGCTCATATATATCACCAAAAATATCACTTACACTCACTGTAGTTTCATCGTTAAGTGAATCGTAGCAATCAGCAGGAATCTGATAGGAATGTTTGCAATCCAATAAGATACGATAGGCTTCGCTATCGAAGTCAGTGGTATTAATAGTAAAAGAGATTTTCTCCAAACAGTAATAGCCATTACGCTCAACTATCAGATAAAGATAGTTGTCAATGAATTGCCCTCCATAGACAACACCCTGCATATCCCACTTAGACCATGCAGCCTGTACACGCTGGCTATCAATGAAGAGGTACTTATAGACATATATTGATGTCTCATCACCTTCAGTGAGATAAAGCATAACATTCTCAACAGTAGATGGAATGATTTTATACACACCATTAGGAATATAGTTAGGAACGTGGGATGTTATGTCTTGAACATCCTTAGCATCTGTGTTGTCTGCTGCGGTGAAGAACTCACGCACAGTGGTATACTTAGCTCTTTCAGCTACAAAGTACACATTGCGTCCTGCGTTAACAGGCTTAGCCTTAAGACTAGCTTCATAGTGGGTAACTGCTGGGGACAGATTAGCACTTGTAGGTGTCAAGACACCATCAGCAGAGAGCATGAATTGTGCTTCTTGACTAAACAAGATAAGGTCAGTATCAAACGTGACAGCATTATACAGTGTGCTAATGGTATTATCAGAGACTGCTAAGTCGATAGGGTCTGTGTCCTGCACTTTGGTTGCACTTGTCATCCAAAAGTTAAAGAAGTCAGCAGAGCGAGTAAGGATAATGTTTTCACCACTAAGAAAGCCTAAGCGGTTACGATGATAGAAGACATCATTTATTGTCCCACCAATGAAGGAAGGTTCAGGGTTACTATCTTCATCTCCTACATCACGCACAGACCAATCAGCACATTTGAAAGTAAAAGTACCATCTGCTTCACGTACTAAAACGTGGGGCATCGTAGTATTATCAATATGATTCTTCATTGATGGTCTTGCACATTCACGCCATACTTGGTCTTCTGCTACATAAGAGACATAATAATCATCTGTACTGCTACCTTCTTCGCCGGTGATTTTAACAGTAAAACCATCAGGAGCATTGACGGGTAGATTAGAAAATTTCTGAACAAACTTTAGAATACCGAAAGCTGCTTGATTATTATAGCCATCATAGACAGTAGCGGAATCAATCAAAGAATAAGCTTTTGAATTACTAGGAATAGAGGTAGATACAGTCCATGTGAGTGTATAGACATTCATCGTACTATATAACTTTAAACCATTAGCCTGTTGTGTTATCACTTCATTGGTTACTTCCCATTTATCATTCTGACAGCGTGTGATTTCTGAAACCATCTTTTCATAAGCAGCATAATCACTATCAAAACTCTCATTTGAATTAGCACGTAGATTTTCTTCAGTAGGGAATTTGACTGTTATAGTATAACCATTACGAGTTATAACAGTTGGAAAGGCACTCCAAGTATGAAAATGCCCTGTAAAAGCTAATCCTTTAAAGCGGTCTTCCTGTTGTACAGGAGATGTGGTGGGCTGTAAATAAACTGTCTCACCTGTCACAGTTTTAAAGGCTGTCTTCTTCAGATATAACCATGAAGAACCTGTGGTAACCGCAAATCCATTGTCTTTTGCTTTGGTGGCTAATTGTTGAGCAATGTAGTCTGTGGTAATCAGTTTTGTGTGGCTTTTATCTGAACCATCAGGGGTCTCATGGCTTGCGATAGTTGTGCCATTTACATCAATACGATACGTCCTGCCGTACTGACCACTTTTGATGTTAACAAGGAGACCTTGGACATCCCAACTATTGTTATCAATAGTATCAGCCATCTTTGTCTTTTGCAAAGTATTGCAGATAAAGGTATAATCCGCAATCGTGATAGGCTTCAAGTTATATCGTGGCAACTGTGTATAGATATAAGGTTTAGTACCACTAGCAAAGTTCACAGTCTTCCTGTTGCCTTGCATGTCATAAATTTCAATATCACTACCTGTGAACAAGACAATATACTTCTCATTTACATCTCTGTCAATAAAATGTACCAAAGGTTTAGCAGAATCATTTATTTTACGTCCTAAGTTAGATACTAGAATACTAGGGGGTCTCTTCTGTAAGCCACCTGCTTCACTAGAATAACCATTCAACTGTTCCTCTAGCTGTTCAGGGTGTCTGAGGATGGGTGGCTGCTGAGACACACCACTAACAAGGTTTTTTATGTCTTGGTTAATCAATCCCATAATCTCACCTCAATCTCAGCTTATGAACATAGGTATGCTCCAGCATAGAAAAGTTATTATTGTCTACCTCAAATTCCATCAGATGCTGCCATGCTTCAGCAATCTCCTGCTGGGTAATCTTGGTCAGACTATCATCACCAAAGTAGGAGCTTTGGAAGACAAAACATGCCTTAGCTAAGATGTAGTTTCTCATCTGCTCCGGTAAGTTTTCAAAGTCAAGATAAAGCACCATCTCTACATCTAAAGGGTGTTCAAATATAAGTGTGTCTTTGAACAGGTCTTTTACATAGTCACCTTGTCTGACAAGCTTAACACCATGGTTATCCTTAAGATACAAGTAGTTACTGTTCCATGGAATCTTCTTTGTGTCTACATCCGGATTAAGGGTGAAGTGGGGTGTTTTGTTAAAAGTCCATCCTCGGGACTGCTCTTGTCTGCTGATATTCCGCAGGATACGCAGGGCATTGATAGCATCCACATCTGTCAGTTCTTCAAGACTGTTAATAGGAGCTTCACCAATAGTACCAATGATACTATTGACTGCATCAAGTTCAGTTAATGCTGTTAGTTGCATTGGTATCTCCTTTCATTTTTAGAAAAAATAGGGGACAGCATACGCCATCCCCTAGTGTTAGTAGTTTAAATTAAGCCTGAGTTACAACACCCATAAAGGCAGCTTCAGGACGCAGACCACCAAAACCTTTTGCATATTTAGCAATAATTTGGTCAGCCTGATATTCAGGGCGGCGAGCATGTTCCATGCCAAGACCTTTGAGGGTCAAGATACCAGCAGAAGACGGATGTGCCACAATGAATTGGCAGGTGTCTTTGTAGGTAGTAGGGAACACATGACCATCACCCTGCATAACATTCTCATTATCTACGCCACCCTCAGTCAACAGAGGAGCTTCAATCAAATCGAAACCAATCAGTTTCGGGGGGTTGTTACCCTCAATGGTCATAGAAGCACCATACAGTTTGTTGATGATGTCCTTGTTGGCAATGAGTGCGTTGAGTGCCATCGGTTTGATGTAGCAGTTGCGACCTGCCAGCGGAACATTATTCTCAGACATTTTGGTCTTGATTTTCAGCAGTTCCTTAAAGATAGCTACACCCATAGCTTCAGTTTCGCCATAGTCAGCGGTTGCCACAGTCTCGGTAACAATCAGACCCTTGCCAGTACCTTTGACACCGGTAGTAGCATTGGTAGGCAGGTTCTCTTTGTCTTCTACAATCATCTTAGCTACTTCAGCCAAGATAGCACAGTCCTGAGCAACAGCCAATGCTTCACCCATTTCCTTGGAATACTTAGAACGCAGCTCAAAGTGGTTCATAGCTTCATCCAAATCAAAAATCATGCAGTCAGAGGTCAGCAGACCATCCAGCACAATAGTACGCTCATTGTGTTCAATGGGAGTACGCAGGTCATCCAAGTTCTTACCTGCTTTCAGATATTTAGCTTTTGCTCGACCTACAATCGGGAAGATAGCAGATTTACCATGCTCGATAGTGCGCTCAGAGAAGCGACCACCGGTAATAGTGGATTGAGAGAAAGCGGTGAGAACCTCACCGGTAAACATTTTCAGAAATAAACCTAAGCGGTCTTTGCCTTTATCAGATTGTGCAAGACCGGGGTTGGCAATAATCATATCAGCCATTAAATCACTCCTTTAATAATTTTGAATAAAAAAAAAATAACCCTCCGCTTATGGGAGGGGATTGACGTTTGTATCTTAACCAAAGAATTTAGAAGCAGCGACTTTGCGCTCTACTTCCTGCATATAGTTAGGGTCTTTACCATAGCGTGGGTCACTCATAGCTTTAATCATCTCATTGGCATCAGTATAGCCTTTAGATTTACCCACGTTACCACTACCACCTAAAGTAGGATTAGCAGTACCATGCTGCGCTACCATCTGTGCCTTTACACCTGCAATGTAAGCAGACACAACAGACAAATCATCTTTGTTTACAATAGCATTGAAAGCATTAACTGCTCCTGCACCTTGGGACTGCACGAATTTTTGGATACGTTTGTACTCATTGATACCACCTGCATCCTCAATAATCTTGTTAGCAAAAGCATCAGCCTTAGCTTGCCAACCTGCGAGAGCTGCTTCTACAAGAGCCTTAGGGTAGCCTTTTTCTTCCAACAGCTTATAACTGTCTTCAGACAAGCCACCATTCTCATTATATTCAGCTTCTAAGGCAGCATAGTCGATGCCTTTACCTTCAAGCTTGGTCTTGGCAGATTCAATTTCACCTTTAGCTTTTTGGTACTCTTCCTGCTCCTCAGCAGGTTTGTCTTCTTCTTTGGTGTCTTTTTCATCAGTGGTGGGTTCTTCTTCAGCTTTGCCACCTTCAGTGTTATCAGTATCAATAACTTCACCATTAGAAACAATAGTAGTATCAGTAATATCTACCTGTGTTTCCTTGGGTTCTTCATTGACCTGTGTGTTTTGATTTTCAATATCAGCCATTAGTTTCACTACCTCCCTGTGTCTGCTGATTCATGGCATCCATAGCACCTTTGGTTGCATTAGGTATAGCAGCCTGTGCCATTGCCATCATTTGTGCTTGTTGTTGTTCCTGCTGAATCTGTTCCGCAGACTTAATCAGACCTGTGGTATCAAGATTACAACTGTTTGCCCAAGCACGAGCAACGCCTTCCCAATTCACAACAGATGCTGCATCAGGAATCTGAGCAATGCCTTGGATAAAGACAGTAAGCTTCTGTTGGTCATGTCCACGTCCAATAGCTTCCATGCCGGTAGTTACGGCAAGAGACACAATATCTTTAGGGACATCAGCAATTTCACCTTTTTTGGAAAGGATATTTAAAAGTGTATTAGCTAAGGGGAGCTGCAATTCTTGTGACAGGATAGAATAAATACCACCAAGGGTATCTTCCAGCTCATTAGCCACATAGCGGATTTCCTCAGCCGTTACACGTTCGCCACTACGTTGGACAGCAGAATTGAGCATGAACGCATAAGACAACCTGCTTTCAATAGCATCAGCAGTCATTTTAGCAATCTGCATATCTTGTGTCTTGTCCAGCGACAGGCAAGTAACATCTTCCTTGTTACCTGTTACAAAGCCACCATTTTTTGTCTTCATAATCTTGCTAGGTTGTGTCACGCCATTAGGGCGCACAAGGTAGATTACAGAAGCAGCAATAGCAGACATTTCTGCAATGGCTTTAGAGAGACCTTCAAGGGTCTTTAAGTCACCAATATATTCCTCAACATATGAGCGACTATAATGTTCACCATCCATCTTAAAGAGACGGACAGGAATCCAAGGACAAACATCAGCAGGGAAAGACTGCTCATAGCCATCAATCTGTTTCCCCTCAATCTCTTGGTAACTATAATATCTGTTGTCTTTGGATGAATAGGTGATATGTGTATAGACCTCAACCAATTCATCACCACGTTTGGTAGACAAATCAATATCTAGTTGCCCTAAGACTTCATAGGGCAGGGTATTGATAGCAAGTTTGTCACAGGTAATCATCTGAATAGGGTGTCCCACAAAGTCTCTTTGTACTACATAACTATTCAGCTTATAGACTTTAATGCCACCCTCTTTAGGAGGGAAGAACAGTAAAGCATTGCCAGCTATAATAAGCTGTTTCAGACACACCTCCATGGAGACACGCATCTGCGAAGATTCAAAGTATTTCTGAGCCGTTTGTTCTCTTTGTACTAATGCTTGCTCTATCTCTTGTTTGTCTTCGGGTTTGCTCTCATAGTATTTGAGGACATCATCTCGGATGTCTTGTCTGAAGAAGGGTGTGTTTGGGGGGAACAGAGCTAATACCAGCTTTGATGTGAGGTTATTAACACCTCTTGCACCTACCGCTTGGTAGGGCGTAGGGTACTTAGTAGTACCATTAGCTTCTTTTTTAGGGAATAAAAAAGGGATTGTATATTTTGCACAATCCTCAGCTCTGTCAATATAAATCTCACGCTCAATAGCTAATCGCTCATATAAAGCTTTTGCTGTCTCTGCCATTAAAGATTCACCCCTGTACCGCTACCAATCTGAGTGATGGTAAGCTTCTTTTTACCCTTGGTCTTAGCGTTCGGATTTTCCTTTTTGGTATCCTCAGCCACATTATCAATCTTCAAGGGTGCTGCAACAGGGGCAGCAGCAGGAGCAGCTTGTTCTACTTTTGGTTTCTTAGTACACATCGTTCCTCCTCTCTACAACTGTGTGGGATTGTATATGCCATTGCGAGCAATCGTCAGTTGTTGTCTACCTTTCTTCTTGTTAAAGGTATCAGTAGTACCACCATACTCAGGACTATCAGGGTCTTTTGCATTGGTTTCCGGTACTAAGGAGGATGCAGATACATCAGTATTTACGCTGGGTGTCTTAATCTTCCAGCACATCTTATCACTCCTCGTCATTCAAGTTAGCCATAGCCTTGATATGCCCCAGCACATCCATAACGCCCCTAATATATCCAATTAACTCGTCATTGTTTTTGGCATTGTGTGTCATAAGGCTACCAAGACTGTAGGCTCTCTCTAAATGTTCATAAATTACAGGGTTTACATATGGTAGTTTTTCTCCATCATCCCCTTTATTAGATACAATATTAATATTCATTGTCGCTTATATGCCCCTTTACTTTATTGTCTCTTTTGTGACCCTTTGGGTGTCCAAAGGATAGGCTTAAAATCCTTACCAACATCCTCAAATCTGAGGATACGAGCAACCCTCGCCTGTGTCAGTGCTTCTTCCTCAGACAAACCTGCTTTCTCATAGGCAGCCACCACGGCATCCCATGAGCAGTCCTTGTCTAGGATTCTCTTTGCACCAACCTCGCCAATCTTAGGACAACCTTTGTAGTTATCGGTAACATCACCGACAAGTGTCTGATATAAGAATTGATAATCAGCTTCTGCTTGTGTTGTCTTATGGAATGTATCCTGAATGAAGTTGTAAAAAGGGCAGGGGATAGACCGCATATCCTTATCACCGCTGATAATAACAGCAGATGTAGAGGGTATTGTTCCATAGATACCTAAAATATCATCAGCTTCAAGACTTGGGATAGACAACACATTATAGTTTTTCTTCACCCACTCAACAGCAGAATGGTAGGCAAGAGGTTTTCTCTTAGCCACACGATTGAGCTTATAGGGGGGATAGACTTTAGAGCGAAAGTAAGGGTAGCTGGAGAAGCACATGGTAATGTGATAAGCTCCCTCGTGCTCCATGTGACGCAGGACTTTATCAGTGATGCTGACAACCATTGTGTCAATAGCATCTTTTACTTCTGCTAAGTCAGAATGTAATGTCCACAGGTCACCATACCAATTAATTTCATGCTCTGCTGCTGCACATGTGCGGAAGACAATCATGTCAGCATCAAAGTACATGCGTAAAATTTTAGAAGCCAAGATTAAATACCCCCATCAACAGGTGGAGAAAACCAAGAATACCACCAATAATCAGACCATAGAAAACAATGCAAAACAGGATAACCAAGAGGACATAAATAGCGATAGCACTCCACTTCACTTAAAATCACAGCTCCTTTCAGTATCTAATTGTTCAAAGACAATCTGCTTAGGTAATAATTTAGATGTAATATAGACACTAAGGAAGGGAGGTCTAGCCATCACCCCTGCTTCAGGTGTCTTATACTGCACACGTTTATTAAAGATGAGCATTTCAAATTCATTATTGGCAAACATATTGAAGCGAAATTGAGATTCGAAAATACCTGCATTAGACACCAGCATAGCAAAAGGCTTGCCAATAGCAAACAGTTTATTGATGCACTCACCTTTGCGACTATAAGGTGGATTAGAGATAATATAGTCACAGGATGGAATAGGTGTAGTAAAAAAGTCTTTGTCTTCCCATATATGGCTATATATAACATTAAAGCCTTCTTTCTTTAGTACCTTAACAAAATTAGATTCAGCAGTATCAAAAGGACACCAAATGGTACTATTAGGTTTCAGATACTTAAGAATAGGATAAACAGCATATGCAGGGGTGTAATATTCATCACTATTGTTACTACAGTATTTGTGCATATGGTTGGTCACTTAAAATCACAGCTCCTCTCTGTACAGTGGGCGCAGTTCATAAAGTTTTTATCAAAGATTTCAGGTGCAGCATCAGCCAAGCGTTTCTGAATGGCTTCAGCTAACTTTCTATGCTCCGGCATCGCACGTTTACATATACGCTTAGGAATGTATTCATACCATGCCCTAAAGTTACCTGTCACTACCAAGGATGTCTCAACACCTTGGGGCAAGAAGTAGGCAGCCTGCTCCTCTTTGGTGTCGGCGTCATTCAAAGCGGAGTTATATGTACGTCCTACGTTAAAGTCACCCAAAGGCACACTTTCAAGAGTGTATGGATTTACAAGAGTATCGAATCTACTTCCTCTAGCAGACTTACAGGTGAAGCTGAGGTGGCGGTGTCTTGTGAGTTGCCCTAAGACACGCACAGAACATGTCACCAAAAAGGAAGCATAGCAGTGCTCTAAGACACTAAGATGTCCACTCTCAATAATTTTCTTGATGGACTTCTCAGTAACATCTTTACCATAGGGTTGACTACAAGCAGTCTTCAGTACCTCCATGTAGTTAGGTGTCATAGAAATAAGGTCAACAGTAGGCATTAGAACAGGTCACCCCCTGCTACAAGTCCTTTTGCTTTGGTCTCTAAAGTGTGTGGAGAAGCTACAGTCATGAAGTTTCCTTGCTTACACTTAACTTCCACACGGATACGAGTTACTATGCCTTCAAAATAAATAGGCTCTCCTAAGGAGTTCTGACGTTTGATATAGACCTTCTGACCAATCTTTGGTACAAAAGGCTGCTTTTGTTTCGACATAAGGCTTTACCTCCACAATTTTTGTTTGTCTTCCGAACCTAAAGGCTTCTGCTTTAGTGTTCATAAAAATATCAATTTTTGTCTTACCATAATCACCGCCAAACCTGTCCTGAACGATGTAGCTGTGACCATCAATAACCACCTCAGTTCCTAGAGGTAGTCCATCACAGGCTACTGTTTGCCCCATGATTGCAGGGTGTCCGCTTGCTGTAATGCCATCTGTCTTGCCACATTCATCAAAGGCAGGTGTATAGGCGGTGCAGATTACTAAGAGCAGAGTAGGGATGTTAAACATTCTTACACCTCCTAGTGACAATCAAACCAATTCCTACCAATCTTTCCCTCGGTATCTAATTGGCATCTGATTCCATAATATTCTTGTGTTTGTCTCATAGATTCTTGGGCAATTCTCACAGCTTCTTCTGCTATTTGTCTAGTTCTACAAGACAGTTGTCCCTCATCATGCACCCATGCCATGAATTGAAAATCTTTTCCATGGTCATAGCCCGCTTTAATCATATTTTCTTCCCATAGGCATATCCATTTTTTACATATCAATGCACCACAGGATTGTAAAAGTAAATTGAGAGCTGAATGTAGACTTCTCACATGGAGATGTCTGCCATCCAACCCTCTTAAGTATTTACGTTTCCATTCTTTAATTTTTCCGTGGTACTCAACCACGAGTGTATTCTTGACAGCTTCACGCAGCATCTTGATAGCAGGGGTAGCCTTCAGGAATTTATTCTTTACCTGCTTACCAACCTTTTCGTCACCACCAAGCTGTTTACCAATAGCTTTATCACCTGCCCCATACAGGAACGCATATATAAATGTCTTAGCTGCATTTCTCGTGGGTAACCCAGCAGCCTGTTGATTCAATGTGTGGATGTCACCATTCAAGATAACATGAGCATAAGCACCTTTATCATAGGGGTAAAGATAATGTGCAAGACATCTAAGCTCCAAGCCACAGGCATCTACACCTACCTCATACCACCCTTCAGGTGCTCTAAACAGCTCCCTGCACTCTTGTCCGTAGGGACTACCCACATGAGGGACTTGGGCAACATTAGGGTTCGCATGGGTAGCACGTCCTGTTACTGTACCGCAAGGGTTCACACTGCCATGGATTCTACCATCAGCCTTAACATGCTTCAGCCACGCTTGATTACCTGTAGCAAGCTGACCTAACCGCTTAGCTACCATAAGGTATTCCTCAAAGACAGCAGCTAAGTCTCTTAGTTCCTGTGGGGCATTTTCGTCACCCTTAATAAACTTAAAGGTGTCACCATCAATCTTCAGACGTTCATCCTCATAGCAATCTTCATTCTCCGGCAAGTAATTAAATTGATGCTCCAGCACCCATGCTACCTGCTGTCTGCTGCTAGGATTGAAGTCCTTATATCTTTGAATAGGCACGCCTGCCTTATAACCTAAGCGTTTGTTGTCTCTTTTAGGCACGAAGACCTTATCGGGTATCTGTGGCACAATGGACACAAGCTGAGAAGACAACACAGCATAGCGTAATTCTAAGGTTTCCCTCAGCTTTTCTGCCTTTTCTAAGTCAAAGACAAAACCATTTCGCTCCTGCTTAGACATCAGCCATTGTGCTTGATGCTCTAGCTCTATAGCCTTAGCAGGTGCGCCAATCTTCATGAGGTATGTATAGAGCTTCTTTGTTACAGTAACATCCTGCACACAATAGGAGAGCATTTCCTCACTGAAAGAATCCCATGCATCCTCCTGCTCACCATACGTACCTTTAAGTTCCCCAAGGCGATAACCCCATGCCTTTAAAGACTGTCTACCGAGCAGCTTAGCAGGGAGTGTACCATTACGTACTCTAGCGTGGTCAGTATCTTCTATGTTGCCACAGATAAGACGTGCAAGTACAAGGGTATCTAAGACTTGTGGTCTCCATTCTCGCTTAATGCGGAACTCAGGATAGAGTTTAGCTAACACAGCACAGTCATAGTTGATGATGTTATGCCCGCAGATGCACTCTCCATCCCTCAGAGCAGCGATTAATCGCATAGCTCCTTTTTTAAAATCATCAGGTCTGTAAGCTGAGATGTTGTTCTGTTCGTCGATGATTACTAGACAATGCCCCTTAGTGACATTGTCCAGCAGACCATCAGTTTCAATATCAAAGTAGAGCATAGCTTACAGCTCCACAGCATCTTGTGACAAGAAGTATTCCATACGCTCACGCTCATTTTCAAGAGCATTGATTGTCTTCTCATGCTTCTGCAAATATGCAATCTTAGCCTTGTTGGCATTATGAATCATACTATTGCAGTTCTTGATGCGAGCCTTAGCAGCTTCAACCTGCTTACGAGACAACCAAGACAGCAGGGAAGTACACCAATCAATAAGCTTTTCTAAGATTTCAAACATCTAAAAATCTCCTTTCTCTTCTGCAGTATCAAAAGGACATGCAGGTACTTCGTACTCTGATAAGTCCTTTACAGCATTTAAGATATTATGTTCCTTGTCATATGCAAGGTATCCGGCGATACCTGTATCACCGCTATATCTATTCTTCAGCACCCTTACACGCACAAGGTTCTTCTTCATCCCCTCATCCTGCTGGTTTCTTTCAAGACCCCACACAGCATCAGAAAGCTGTGAGATAGCTTGTGAACCACGCAGGTGGGAGAGGGAGAGTGCACCACCTTCTTCAGCCGGAGTACCCTCAGTTCTGCGCAGGTGAGAGACAACAAGCATGCCTACACCTGTTTCCTCTACAAGTGAACGTAGTTTCGTCATAAGTACATCGGTAGCCTTACGCTCATTTTCGATGTCAAGACCGCTGATAGCAATGGAGATGTGGTCTAAGACAACAAAATCCACCTGCTCACCTGTTACCATGTAACGGATGGTTTGCAAAAGGTCTTCACATTCAATAGAGCCGAAGTGATTATAGAAGACAAAATTATCCATGATGTCTTCAAAGGCTTTCTTATAATCGCTATCAATAATAGGTCTATGGGCAGGTTTACCAAGCTTAAGACACACAAGACCATTGGCGGTATGCTTAACATTCTCTTCCAGCATCAGCATCCCTACTTTGCAATAGCACTCAGTACCTAGATGATAGGCTAGTTGTCTAACGAACGTAGTTTTGCCTATACCTGTACCGGCTGTGATAACAACAAGCTCACCTTTTCGCAACCCATCAGTCATGTTTTGCAGTGGGATGTCCCAAGGTAAGGGGTAGTTCAGTGATTCTTCATGCTTAGATAATACCTCCCACAGGTCATCACCTTTGATGATGTCAGCAGGGGTGTATGTCTTTGCTTCCCAAACAGCTTTTACAACAGCATCACTTTTACCCTCTTGCAAGCACTCATTAGGGTCTTTGCAAGGTAACCATGCTATCTTAAGCCTATTAGGGGACAGGATACCACTAACAGCCTTTACAGCTTTACGTCCGGCATCATCCATATCAAACATGACAATGACTTCCTCAAAGCTCTCTAACCAATTAAAGTTAGCTCTGAAGACCTTAGCAGCACTAGCAGCACCTGTAGGAATACTCACAACAGGATATTTGTTACCCTGTACCTGAGAGACTGTAAGACAATCAATCTCACCCTCGGTCACTACCAGCTTCTTACCTCCACCTTGGAACAGATGTTGTCCGAAGAACCGCTCACTAAAAGAACCTCTAGCTTCAAAGGTCTTATCAGCATATCTGATTTTCTGACCGAGCAGTTTATTGTCATCATCATAGTAACAAGCCACCTGCACAGGCTGACCATGCACCTTAGAGGTAAAGTAGCCATACTTAGCACAAGTTTGTTTTGTCAGTTTTCGCTTAGGCAAGGGGGAGACCACCATGTCCTGTAGGTCTATCAGACCTTGTTTCTTTAATCCACTTGACAATTTTTTCTCCTCCTTGCTGCTGCGAAAATAGGTGTTGCATGAGAAACAATAACTATGCCCATCTTCATAGATGGTTAAGGCATCATGGCTGCCACAAGCAGGGCAGGGTTGATGTGTCTCCATAATTACACCTCGTCAGTAATAAATTTTATAGGCACATCATATTGTACCTTTAGCTCATTCAGCACATATTGCTGAGCATCGGATAGTTTCTTTCGTCCTAGCGTATCAGCTAAGACATACACAGAAGTCTCACATTCAGGCAGGTTATATCCGGCAACTGCCTTTATTTCTCTGTCGGTCTCAAAAAGACCATTATTGAAGACAATAAAGTGAAAGCCTGTGTCAACTTCACCTTGTCTGTAAGCTTCCCTAAACAGCTCACGTTTGCGCTTACCCTTTAGGTTTCTTAAGACAACACATATCTGTGTAGTCTTAGTGCGCTCTTTGAATTTAAAGAGTGACAATACGCTCACCTTTTCCACGCAGGACAAGACCATTGGTGTCCTTCATGGTCTCTTTGAACCACCGAGAGGGAATCTCACGGCTGGCGTATTTGAAGCCATGTTTTTCACACCATTCAGCCACAGTAGTCTTAGCTCCTGTGCTGATTCTTGTCTTAGCGTTGGAGAATACAAAGCGTATGTCTAAATTTGGGTATTGTTGTCTGATAAGCAGATGTTTCTTTCGGTCAGCAGCTTCAAAGATACCCTTGGCTTCTATGATGATGCCATTAGGCAGAATGAAGTCAGGGGTATAATGATGTTTTGTTGCAGGAATCTCGTAGGCGATGGAGTATTTTTCGTACACCTTAGGTACACCTGCATTTTCAAGTTGCTGCGCTAAGCGGTCTTCTAAACCGCTACGATATGGTTTGTTGAGAGTGGAAAAGCCACCTCTGCGGTTAAATTTAATAGCCATAGGCTTTAAAAGTCTGCACCCTCATCAGCAAAGGGTACTTTATCCTCATCAAATTCTTCTTCTACATCAAAGCCACAATCATCTGCAGATACCGCACCAGCAGCAGGAGCGACGTAATTCAGTACCTGAACTGCTTTCAGAAGCAGTTGGATACCATAGACAGTAGCAGAAGCATAGAAGGGGCGCAGAAGCATACACAGACGGATGGTAGAGCCATTACCTACTTCCATATCTTCATCCATAGGTTTGCCCTTTTTATCAAAGACAGCCATAGTCTTTTCGATAACATCACCAGCTTTTGTCTTGATAACAGCATTGGTCTTAGCCTTAAAGACAATATCACCATCTTTGTCTTCATGGAATCCAAGGGCAGGGGCAGAGTTGCGACCATAGCGTTTGCCGTCAAAATCGGGAGACTTCTTAGCCATCTCCCATTCATTTTCGATACGTTGAATCAGCTTATCAGTGTCTTCTTTAGATAATTTGATACCGCAGACATACTTTCCGGTATCCTCGCCATCAAAGACTTCAGTGCTGCGGAGCTTAGGGTACACCGCCTCACCGGCAGGGGTTGTGATTTGTGCAAAATCATTTTTTGCCATGTTTGTTATTCTCCTTTATTATTCAATAATTTCAAAATTCTTTAAAGCTTTGTCAAGTGCTGCTTTTGAGAGCACAGGTTTAGCGTCATTTTTGTGTGCAAGGCGCGCAAGGACAATCTGAGCACCTGTAAAGATAGAAAAGACATCCTCATGGGAGCATACCGCACACTCGGTTTCCACAGTGCGCTTACCTACAATGACCTTTGCGAAGGTTCTATTACCCTGAGTGTAAATGATAATTTTAGTATCTTTACGAGGGGCGAGATAAGCAGGAACAAGCTTTTCAGGGGGAACATGCCATCCATGACCCTTTGCACAGAAATAAGGAAATTCTAAAGCATGTCCATGTACATCATTATCAAATTCTACAGAAACTATACCACAAACATCACGTACAGTGCCCTCTTGTCCCACAATATACCGGTTACCATCATGTGCTGCAATGCATTTTACTCTGTCACCTACTTTATAATTTTTAGGCATCCTTAGTTACCTCCTTTAATTAAAATCAATAAATTTAATGTTTTAAGAGCAGGAAGCACCAACTCTTTGTTCTGTTCCTTCAACATGCGTTGCAGTGCAATCTGTACGCCTGTGAGGAAATCAAAAGTATCATCAGGACTGCACTTTGCCTGTGTATGAGACACCAAACCTTTGATACTGAACAGTTTGCAGTGGACTGTGCGGTCTTTGATATAGAAGACAAGCTTAGTCTTCTCGTTAATGGGCATTAAAGGTGTTAACTCACGTCCATGAGCTGCAAAGAAAGGTGTGGTGCAGGAGTAGTTATCAATATACGGCTTATCCATTTTCACAGAATAAACCGAAGGTGCAAATGCTGTATCTCTAATTGTACCTGTACCCTTAACATGCACCCTTTCACCTCTATTGTTGGGTGTAGTATAGCCATCAACATGTACTCTGTCACCAACCTTAAACTTAGGCATCCTTAGTTACCTCCTTAACTCTTCTTGTCTTTACAGCAGGTTTAGAACCCTTACCTGTACTGCCACTTTCAAGACCTCTTTCAGTCTTAGACAGTTCATCAGTGGCTTCTTCAATCGCCACCTCTTCAATCTTGTGAATCAACAGTTGCGCAATTCTTTGACCAGCATCAATAATTTCAAGATGGTCACCTAAATTCTCCACATACAACATGATTTCACCACGATAATCAGAATCAATAATACCGACCTGATTGGCAAGTCTGAGCTTTGTGTCTCTGCCTGTAGAGGAGCGCAAGACCACCTCAGCATAATAGCCACTAGGCAGTTCCATAGCCAAGCCTGTACGGACGATAGCTGCCTTTGAAGACCAGCGGTTCGGTGTCACCGCAATGCGGTTAAGACAAACCAAGTCAAGACCAGCAGCTCCACCTGTCATTGCTTGGGGGAGTGTGGCTTTTGGGTCAAGTTTTTTGAATTTAATGTTTACCAAATTTTAGTCCTCCTTTGGATTGATTGGCATCTTATAGCCAAGTTTAATGAGCCATTCGATATAGCGTTTAGCCTTAGCTGCATCCTTTTCCGCAGCTTCACCTTGCTTCTTGCCAGCTCGCATAGTGTACTTGATGATGTTACCTTTGAGGAAACCAACAAATTCGGGAAGAGACAACACAAGCTGCATCAGCTCAATAGGTTCTAAACCTGCCATGGATGCATAGTGCTCATCATAATACTTTGTGTTTGGTGCAGAAGCATCTTCGATGTGATAGTTACCCTTAGCATCAATAGTTACCTTAGCATCAAAGGGTGTAACTTGGGGGATAGTATTTGCATAGAATGATTCCATGTCCTCATATTCAACATAATAAAGTGACCCCCAATCCTTCTTAGCTTCTTTTGTAGCAAGAAGCACACGAGCGGCATTGGGAGCTGTGTGATAGATGATACCTACATTGCCTTTGTAAGCTCCATAAGTAATCTTAATGAGTTGTCCACAAAAAGCTTCAGATTTTAACATGAATAAACCTCCTTAAAATTTATTGAGAAAAGACAACACACAGAAAGGGAATAGAAACGGCGCGATTTAGATTTTGAAAAGTGTGTTGTCTTTTCTTCACTAAAGGTGACCCATTAGCATTTTCTTTAGGTAACTAAAGTAAACTAAAGGGATTATAAAGACAATAGAGACCTTTAGTTACCTTAGGTAAGTTATTATTAGTTATTAATAACATAACCTTAGGTACTTAAAGGTCTCTATAGAATCTATAGGCATCTATAGTTATCTATTGTCTTCTTTCTTTCACTAAAGGTGACCCATTAGCAAAATATATACTTACTGTCTCTTATAATGTTCAGGTCTAATTCACCCTTTTTAGGGGGAGCAGGAAGTTCTTTGGTTACTAAATATTGCAGAGATTCTTTAAATTCTGCAAGTACATCATGCTCTGTATAAAGCTCTATAAAAGCTTCTCTTACTAATTTATACATAATATCTACCTGAGACATAGGGCAACCATAGCTATCATGAATCATTGTGAAGTGATTGATTCCTGCATCTTTACATTTGCAGACTGTGAGCTGAAGGTGACAAGCATCCATACTATGAATAAAATTAGGGGCAATACCATTTGTTTGTCTGCTTTTGTCTATCTGCCCATTCTGATGGGGAGTATAGATACGATAGCGTTTTCCGGCACATCTGAGCTTGACAATTTCAATATCAAACTTGACATAGCTCTGTTGTAACAATAATCCTAATGGTGTAACCCAAGACACAACATTTGAATTTTTTGTGACAAGTTTAGCACATTTATGTAACCAATCCATACCCTCAACAGCCTTTACAACTGTCTGACCTACAGCATCCCATATCTGACCAGCTAAATACTGTGCAGCTTGAAAATTATTAGACTGAGTGAAGACACAAGCTTCTCCTTGTTCTCTCATTGCCTTTTTTATTGTGTCTTCCATAATTTGAGCAGTATATCCTGCCTTTTTAGCACCATAGGCAAGTGTCATGGTTGGTCTTTTAGTAACTTTGCGGTTTACCCCAAAGTTTAACCATATTTGTGCAAGGGTTTTTGTGCCAAACTTCATTCTCAGCTTCTTTTCATCCCATTCATCAAGAGTGCCGTTTACTGCATCTTTTTTCAAAAACTCATTGACTTTTTCTGCTACTTGTGCATAGATGTCATTTGGTTTGTCTTGAGGTACAAGGTTTACAGCTTTACCGCCAATAGGGTCTCTAAGGATAGCACTAAAATGTTGCAGACCGGAGCACGTCCCATCCTGAGCATAGGGGAGACCTGTTACCCAACCGACAATAGAGCCATGCTCAGCTATCCATTGCTTAGCTTTTGCCCACTCAAAGCAGAAGGCAAGCATTTGTACAGGCTCGTCTTGCTGAAGCCACCATTGATGCCCCATAGGGTCAGCAGCAGATGCTAATATAGCTTCTTCATGCTGATATACCCATGCAATTCTGTCATCGTAGCTTACTTTATCCACACCTGCTAAATTAGCACCTGTAATTGCAAGCCATTTGATGTCTTCTTCATGTTGGCAGGGAGGTGTGTCTGCAAAGAGCAATAAGCCTTTGTTTAAATCATCACTTTGAGGACTGAAAGAGGGAATAGGATAGATGCGACCTCTGAAGTCCATGTTCCACGGAAAGTAGATGTGTGCATAGGAGCTGAAGCGTTCTGCTGTGTTTATAATCGTATTTGCACGATTCTGCAAAGACATACGGCGTTTCAGACCTTTGTAGTATTCCACAGCCTTTTTCTTATATGCTTTTACTTCTTCTTCAGTAGCTGTAGCTGATGGTTGCTTAGGTGCATCATCATTTTCTAAAGACAACACATTACCATTCTCACTAGAGCAGGGGATATAGTTGTGTTGTCTGCATTGCTTCAGCACCTCTAATACTTGCTTATTGATTACCCAAGGGGTCGCTTGAATACTATTGACTGCTTTGTACACTTGCGGAATGTCAAGTTGCATAAGTCGACGTTTGTATTGCTTACCAAAAATAGTATCAAGGTACTTTAAACGCAGGAGAGAGGTGAAGGAGGCAAGGTCACCATAATAACCACCATCCTCATAGCTTGTCCAATCTTTTGGGGGAATAATCATAGGACAGCTTTGTCTTGCATGTTCCAGCATGTTGTCTTCATTTCGTTGCCATGCTTCTGTGAATTGCTCTGTGGGGATAAGCTCAGAAGGGGTTTCCATAGTAGCTTCTAAGGTGAAGTAGTTTGTTTCTTCCTGTGCTAAGACAACAAAAGCAGTTCCTAATGTACGGATAGCTGTGTTTTGACTATCCCAATTCGGGGCAGCGTAGCCACATTTAGACATAGCCTGTTTGAGATAAACATAGCGATAATGAAGACCAACTCTCTTTTCTATACCTGCCAATGCTCCTTTATTGGTGTCTTGTGTCTTCAGCCAATTTTCAAAGGCTTTCATCTGATATTCGTAGTACAATCCACGTCCAGCCTTAGCAGCCACATCGTTCAGGTAGTTACTTTTTTCACCTTTGAGGGTTAAGGCGTTCAGGATAGCGGATAAAGTAACACTAGCGCAGATAGAAGATATTGTGTCAATATCTACCTCATCATCTTCTGTGCGGAACTCTCTTTTCAAGTCTTCCAAAAGAAAGGTGTAGTTAGGCTTTACACCTGCTTTAGGTTTCATGTTCTTAATAAGCCATTGTTCGATGGTGTCTTTGACAGCTAACAGCTTATGAGTGAAAAATGCTTGTCCAATAGGGGTAGCTGTATCTACCATGTTATTTTCTTTTGCTTGCTGCAGGTTGCGTTGCATCGTTTCATACCCTGCTAATCTGTAGGCAGATTCCAACTTCAATTCTTCTTCCATCATGTCCACATCTACTTGTGTCATTGTAAATACCTCCTTGTGTTGATGGGTCTTTCTTCATTAAAGGTGACCCATTGTAAAAAGCTTGCTTGCCTTCTTCTAATACATGTGCCCTTTGGCTTGCCTTGCTTGTCTTAAAGCAACCTTGCTTGCCTTGTCAGCTTGGGTTGCCCCGGCATCCTCGTTTCGTTTCGCTCCGTGCGTCGCACAAGACAACACGTTTCGTTCCGCTCAGGTGAGCTTCGGCAACCACGAACATCGTTTCGTTCCGTTCGGTCGAGGGGCAGAAAAAGGGTGCAAAAAATTAGAGGTACAGTTTTGTCCGTACCTCTGTTCAGTTTTTGGTTACTCTAGTTTGAATTTTTCCAGCAGCTCAGCAGGTGACATATGGAAATAAAAGCATGCCTCATCCTGTGTAATACGTTTACTTTTGCCCTCCTGTACACCATCGTTATATACAATCATGCTAAAATGTCCACTAGGGGCGCGATGAATTGTGACTTGCTTTATGCCCCTCCAGCCGGGCATATCAACAAAAAATGTCTTGCCTTGCCGTTTATGCTCTCCCATTACTCTTGTACCTCCTGTATATCCAATGACACCTCTTGACACGTTGGGCAGTGCTCCAGCCAGTCAAGGTCTACCCCTGCGTTGAAGTTGTCACAGTCATCTACTAGCCAGTCAATGTCTGCTTGTGTCTCAGGTTGCCAAGTTGCCAGCACGTCCCCGGCACAGTCGGGCAGCCAATTTGCGCCGTCCCATGCGCGCAGGGTAATTGTTAGGCGTGTGCCGTCTTTTAATGTTACATTCATGTGTAACACCTCCTAGGTTATTATTAAAGCTTTAAAAGCTTTATAAGACATACAAGGCAGGTTATACCTTGTATGTCCTAAAAACTCTTAATTAAAAGGGGATAGGCTCTACTACAAGCAATGCATTGTTTATAGCATCTAAATAACCTTCCATGTACTTTATATCCATTAAAAGGGCATCTGCTGCTTCATTTTTTACATTTTTCTGCATATACTTCTTGTTGTAAAGTCTTGTCATATTAGATAAATGTTTCTGTGTACGCTCCCTCTCTGCTTGCAGTTGCTGTAGAATATCCATTACTAAGCACCTCCCACGCATCCAGTGTTGCATCCCAATCAATGGACAAAAACAAGACAACAAACAAGGTTACAGCCCAACGTGCAATTTCTTTAAGTACTTCATTTGTATGTTTGGATACCAAAAAGCACCCAATCAGATAAGACAAACACTTTTTCACTTTTCCTTTTGTACCTCCTAGGTTATTATTAAAGCAGTTAAAAGCTTTATAAGACACCAGCCGAAACTTGACGGCTGATGTCCTAAAAACTCTTAAAAGGTTATACTTTCCGTATTTGCATTACTGCATCAGGGTTCCACTTTTTTAGTGTCTGTAAAGCCTTTTGTGCTTGCTGGCGTTCTGCCCATACACTTGCAAATAATAAGCGGTTAACTGTAACGCCATCAGGTAAACTAATAGGGTGAAAACGTCCACTAGGGCATTTTAAATAGATAGCATACATAAATAATCCCTCCATATATTGATTTAAGAGTGAATAAGCTCTTAATGAGTGCCACCAGCTGGGGCAGCTAGTAGCACCGATAAAAGTTTATTAATACATACGTGTTGTACTGTTACCCACTCCATGCGATACATGTATATGCAAGTCAGGGTCTAGGGTATGCAACATGTCTGCTACATCATATATAGCAGCTTTAAATACCCATAATGGGTCTACACGTTGTTTGCATTGATAGGGCAGCAGGTATAATGTCCGCTCTTCATATTCAACATTCGGGCAGGTTGTATCCCAACCGCTCCATATAACGTCTAGTCCGTTATCTTTTTTATCAATGACATATACGCAGCACTTGCCTTTTCCTGTTGGTAGTATGTACGCTGTATCAGCTTGCAGCAGTCGCTTTACATTGCTAACATGGTTATATTTACCAAGTGCAATGTCTCTTAATGTCATATGTACAATTTTTGGCATTTACTATGCACCTCCTAAAAATTAAAGCTTTTAAAGCTTTATGAGACACACAAGACAAATAGCCTTGTATGTCTGAAAAACTTTAAAGGGTTCTTATCTCTGCTGCCAGCTCATTTAGCAACACTTCTAATTTTTCCTTTGCAATGTAGCTCCAGCTATTTTCTTCTAATATCTGCTGTGCCTTTTTCTTATAGCGTTCTGTAATTGCCAGCGGTAACCGACGATTACCAAAAGGGGCATATCCGGTAGTCAACGCAATGTCCGGGGCAATTTCATATACATCGCAGCCCCAGCCCTCAGCTCTTTCAGTATGCCCAAATTGAGGGGCAAAGTATAAGGTATATTGCAAACTACAATAACCGCAATAGGCTACTATAGGATAGGCAGCACGTACATGTTTTTTATATACTCTCATGCTCATTTACTTGCCACCTCCTCAATTTTTAAAAACACGTCTGCCAAGTCAAACAGTCCCAAGTCAGCAGCAGCACCGCTAAGGCTGCCCATAGACAAATCACGGATAACAACTTGCAGGGTAGAGGGTTCGCCGTTCAAGCAGCTTTCACACTCTCCAGCAGTGGCGCAAGCGTCGCAACTCATATGCACCATAAGCAGCATTGCAAGGATAAGACACACATTTTTCATTTTTTTTAGTACCTCCTAGGTTATTAAGTTTTAAGAGTTTAATAAGCTCTTAATGAGTACCACCGCCGGGGCGGTAGTACCGATAAAAGTTTATTTATCCCATGCTTGCAAGTATCTTTTTTGCTCATATACTTGTTGAGTGCTATAGTCAAGGGCTATACACCGGATAAAGTCTGTATTGTAATGACTTACAATTGCAACATCAGTTGCAGCACCCTTTGCATACGTAAACAGTATGTAGCCTATATAGCCGGTATTTTTCTTAATAGTACCCAGCTTTAACTCAGGGTTTATAATATGTTTTTGTCTTCTCATTGCTTTGCTACCTCCATTGCAAATACTTCTTCATAAGCTGCAGCAGTTGCTTTAATTTCATTAAGGTAATGAGCTGCAGCAAGGTAGTTGTGTTCTTCAAGGTATACCTGATATGACATAGTAAGATATTTAACGTGGCAGCGCAGGTTTAATAAGGTTTGTTTAAAAGCTGTTTTTCTCATTTGTTTTACCTCCATTTTGTAGCTCTGTGTAGCTACATGATATTTAAAAAATATATAGAGAGTATCTGCGTTTTTGTATCTCTCTATGGTTATATAATACCACATGTAGCTACAAAATGCAAGCACTTTTTCAAAAAAATGTAGCAAAATGTAGCCACGCATGATATAATGAAGATAACAACAAGAGAGGAGGTTATATAATAATGTATGATAATGATAAAGATACAGTAATTAGAGTACGTGTGCCCCAAAAGCTAAAGGACGATTTTCAGCAACTATGTAAGCATAAGGCTATTAATAGCAGTGAGCTACTCAGGCAGCTAATAACGCAATGGATACACGAGCAGCAGGATGCAACTATTATACACAAGCGCAGCAGCGATATATAATAGTAGCTGGTAACTGTATAATGGTGTAGTAATAGTTATAATGGTAACAATAGTATCTATAGTAATGTAGAGAGTAGCAACCAATGATTATAGTAGATATAGTAGTTATGCTAGTTACCTAGGGCATATATACAGATACATTTTATGCCTAATTTTTGCCTAAACTGTACTATGCGTTCATTATAATGTACATATGTTCGCAATATCCCCCTAAAAACTAGGTAGTTATATATGCCTTGCTTGCTTATCTCATGGCACAAGCTGGTTAAATTTAACATAACATATGTTATCGGACGTAACTTGTCACCTTGGGAACGTCAATGCTGTGTATACTATTCAAATGTAGTGTATACTATTTCGGCAGCAGACCCGAAGACCCCGGGGTACGGGGGGAAACCAATCAATCTCTATATTATATATACCCTTTCACAATTTTTGGCAATTTTTGAAGTTAGGAGGTAGTATAATGCCATCTAAAACCACTCGTAGAAGACCTAAAGGCGAGGGGTCTATAATAACCCTCCCTAGTGGTAAAGTGCGTATCAGGGTAGAATTAGACCCTGTGGATGGCAAAAGGAGATGGCTATCAGCCACAGCAGACACAAAAAAGGAAGCTGTGGAGAAGCTGAAGAAGCTTCAGAGAGACAAAGAGGATAAAGGTCTACAAGTAAAAGCAGAGGAAGACACAATAAAGTATCAAGGTGATGTGTACCTTAAGCACCTAGAAGCTCAGCGGATGTCAGGGTCTGTAATAATCACCACAAGACGTGTACTTAAGCTCCTAGACAACACAGCTAATGGCTTAGCGTTATCTAAGGTTACCACTCATACTATAGATACCATGCTCTTAGAGTGGCATCAAAAGAACTATGCAACTAATACCTATCTTAATTATATAGGACGCTTAAGGCTCTTTTTCAGATGGTGTGTAGAACAAGACCTTATTGGAAAGTCACCTGTGACCTCAATGCAGAAGACACCAAAGAGTGATAAACCTAAACATGAAGTGGTTGTCTTATCACAAGAGGAGCATGAGCGAATCAAAGCGTTTCTCCTGCCACTATGGGAGCACAAGGAGAAACCTATGCTGAAGTATCAGTTCTATGCTCTGTATTGTCTTGCCTATGAAACAGGCATGAGAGAAGGGGAGCTGTTAGCTCTTACGTGGGATTGTCTTGATGACGCTGCCAATACAATATCTGTAAAAAGAACCTTAGCTAAGGATAAGAATAACAAGACTATAGTTACATACCCTAAGACACAAGCCGGGTATCGCACCATCAAAATATCTGAGAAGACAACACAGCTTCTTATGTCTTTAAAGCCCCTTAGCTTTGACAAGTCACCATATATCTTCTATAATAGAAAAAAGGATAGCTTCTATGCAGAGCAGCGTCTTATCCATACATGGGATTTCACTAGGAAAGGCGCAGGTATTACTAGACCTTTCACGTTCCACGGAATAAGACATACCAATGCATCCAACATGATTTACAAGCATGTACCTATAGCTCTTATAACAGAACGCTTAGGACATACCAGCATAGCGGTCACCTATGCTATCTATGGACACATCTTGCAGGAATGTTCGGAAAAACACGTTGCTGTGATAGAAGCTTAG